ACCATCAAGCTTTGCGAGCTGTGGGTCCGCGATCGCGAGGCCGAGCACCCCGGCGATTACACCACCATCAAGCTGGTCTATCCTAATATCATCGTCGAGCCGCTGTCGCCTCGCGCCAAGGATAAGCGCAATCTCTCGCGCGTTCCTGACCGCTCGCCCTTCATCAAGATTCAGGCCCAGGTCACCCCCGGATATTTCTGGGGACGGTCGATGATGGCCGACGTGCAGATGCTCCAGGATCTGTTAAACAAACGCCTGCGAGACTTGTCGGTGATGTGGGACCGCAACGCGCGGGCGCCGTACACGCTGACGGGTTTTAGCGGCGTCACCGAGGATATGTATTTCAAGGTTATCAACGAGGGGGGATTTTTAGCCGACGCCAACCCGAACGCGAAGGCCTCGAAGATGACCGAGCCGCCGCCGCAGGGTTACTTGGAAGAGCTCGAGTTTCTATTCAAATGTTTCGACGAGGCGAGCGGTTTCTCGCCGGTAATGAGCGGCCAGGGAGAACCTGGTGTGCGGGCGGGTGTACATGCGCAGACTCTTGTTAGAACGTCGGGTCCGAAACTTATCGATCAAGCTGCACGAATTGAACGCCAACTCGCGGCGACTGGCTACATTGCATTCCGAATTATGCAGGCTCAGGATCCGTCTATCTATACCACCGCCGACAAGGGCATCGACTTCCGCCTGCTTCAAATTCCGGAAGGCTTCCAGATTCAAGTCGACAGTCATTCTGCCTCGCCGGCCTTTGCCGAGGACAACCGGCAGCTCGCGATCGCGCTCGCCAGGGCCGGCGCCATCGACGGCGAAGACCTGATCCACCTTTTGCATCCGCCCAACACCGATCTGCTTCTGGCGCGGTTGAAGCAACGGCAGAAGGCGCAGGCACAGCAAGCGCAGCAAGAAAAGCAGGAGGAACTCGTTAAGGACGTGCTTGGTTTTCCGTCGCATCAAGCGGCACGCGGAGGGGTAAAACGCAAAAGATAGGGGAGTTGCGCAATAGTTCCGACTAGGAGTAGATTTCGGCCGCCAAATGTGCGCTCACACGGTTTGGCCGCCGCTCCTGCCATCCCCGCCTAGCTTTTATGCCTCCGACATGGGCTAGGTCACGGCGGGAGCGGCATCCGGAGATTGGCGATGGCTCTCGGTGATGTCAGCGGCGATCCGACGCAAGACCCTGCGGGAGGTGGTGGTCCTCCTGGCGGCGCTGCTCCAGCTGGTCCTGCGGGTCGTCCTGGTGTTGGCGGTGCTGGCGGTCTACTGGCGGCACTTACACGAAGCCAACAGGGAGCGCAGCCAACAGCTCCTGGGCCAGGAAACATGGCCGACTCGATGAACCAGATCACGATGGCAATGCAACAGATGTCGAACGCATTGGCTGGTCTCGGCGGTCCGCAAAATCCGCTGTTCATTGCTGTCACCGATGCCTTGAAGCGAATCCAACGCCATCTCACCAAGGGTGGCCCGACGCTCGGCACCCAGCAAACCGGTTTTATGGACATGGCGCGCGCGACCAAGAAGAACGCCATGTTGCAACAGATCGCTCAACAACAGATGGGCCAAGGCGGTGGAGGTCAAGCTCCTCCGCAACCCGGCATGCCCGCAACCCCATTACCGGGAGCATAAACACGGCAATCTACGTCGATAGAAACAAACATCATCAGCACTTACGGCAAATGCAAATGGAGTGCGATAACTATGGCAATGAACCGGTCGTACGACCCGCCCATCACGTCACCCCCCGAAACACCGCCTCGCACGGTGTTACAAGTCGATACCCAAAGCGAGGTGAGCGAGTGGGGAGCGATTCCGAAGGTGGTCCCCAAACCTGAAGGGGGCGTTCCTCTCCAACCGCGGATAATCGGCAAATCCAATTCGGCATGAGGTGACTCATGCCCCGCGAGATTTCCGATCAGGATCACGCCTATTATGAAAACAGGCGGATGGTCGCTGACTTTGTCGAGTCGATCTACAACGATCCGGCTCTGAACAAAGAGGCGAAGCGACTCATCAAGAAAAAATATCCGAATTTGCAAATCCCCGATTTCGATATCGAGGAGAAGGTAGAGGCACGCTTTGCGCAAGAAAAGAAAACCCGCGATGACAGTGCGGAAGAAAAGCGAAAAAAAGACGAAACCGAAAAGTGGCAAGCCGATCGCAAAGCGGCGCAGGAGAAGTACGGCTACAACGATGAGGACATGAAGACGCTCGAGAAGATGATGGTCGAGCTGCAAATCCCGAACTACGACGTTGCTGCGACTTACAAACGCAGCCTCGATCCGGCCGCCAGCGAGCCACAAAACGAGTCTCGTTTCTGGCGGCATGATCAACAGGAAGGCTTTGCGGAGATAGCCAAGGATCCGGAGAAATGGGGAGAAGCACAGATCCTGCGTGCGCTGAGAGCCGATCAGGAGCGCGCTAAAGGTTGGAGATAAGTTATGCCCATTCTCGGTGCCGGCCTCATCCCCTCTGGCCCGATCGGGCTAGAACTTCAAGCCACTGTCAGGCGCGTATTCGCGCAAATGGTGGTCGTGTTAATTTACAAACAAAATCCGTTGTTGGCGCTATTGCTCAGAAATGCCATCCGTGCCAGCGGCGGCGTGAGTCCGTACACTCAGCCTGTGCAGACCGGCCGCTATGTCAACAGTTCGTGGATCGGGCCTGCGGGTCAATTCAATCTGCCGGCCGATGTGGCAGCAACGGTGAATGCCGAGTTTAATCTGTGCGCGCTCGCAACTCCGGTCACCTCCCTTGGCTTGGAGCAATTGGTCACACAGGATGCGATCGCCGTTGCCAGCCGCTTGATGTTGAAGCTCAACGACATGAAAAACAGCGCGCTCGAGGCACTCACCGATGCGCTATTCGGACCGGCGATCACCAACGTGCTGCAGATGTACAGCCTGCGTGATGCCTACGGCGCGACTGGTGTCTATGGCGGTCTCGATCGCGCCACCTATCCGACATGGTCGGGATTGAACGTCACTGCACCGGCAGTGGTGCCGCCCGCGACAACCAATGCGCTGACACGTCAACAGTTCATTCCGTATCTGTTGCAAGTTGCGAAGAATGCCGGCGGCGAGGCCACAGACTTCTGGGTGTTAAGCATCGAAGACTGGACCACGCTCATGACTGACTTTATGAGCGTCGAGCGTTACAACAACGATCCGAGCTCGCGATGGGGCAAGGATGATCCCGTCAATAGTGGATTCCGCGGCTTGCTGCTCGGCGACACGCCGTTGTTCTTTGATCTGTCATGCCCGCCTGGTACAGCGATCGGGTTTAACTCGCGGTATATAACGCTTGTAATTCACGAAGATTGCAACTTTGCGTGGACTGGGTGGTACAGCACGATTCCGCAGGGACAAATCGCGAGCGTCGGTTTGACCTTGACGGCATTAAATTTGGTTTGCTCGAAACCGTCGACCGGCATCATCGTTGACGGCATCGTCGGAGGCGCGGCGTTCTGATGGCGTTGATTGTCGAACCAGCACCTGTCCCGCCATCGATCCCCGGCATTATCCAGCCGGTGTTCGCGGACGGCAGTGCGACAGTGCCGGCGCCGCCGATTCCGATTTCCGGCATCCCGATCTTTCCGCCACCGTTGCTCGGTGATCCCGCTGCGGCCCCACCGTTTCCGCCACCCGGCATCCCCCCGTTGGGGCCGCTGGTCGGTCCCGCTGTTGCGCCTAACAGCGGGCCGACCTACCTGTTCATCAACGAGGTGGCGACCAACCCTTATGTGTTTCCGGATTTCTCCACCATGTTTCCGGTGCCAACCGTTGCCGTGACTTGGGGCAGCACCACGACACCGACCGCACCACCGTTCAACATGTGGCCCACTCTGCCGCCGATGACAGCGACCACGCTAATCGTCACGTAGGGGGCGGCTATGCTCGCCCAATACGTCAACGAGGTCCAGAATCTCCTTAACGATCAGCAAGGCCAATTTTTTCCGATCCAGACGTTGCACAACTACATCAACCGCGCGCGGCGGCGCATTGCCGGCGTGTCGGGCTGCGTGCGTTGTATTCCGCCGGGAACGAAGACGCATCCGGCGCAAGAGGTCTACCCTTTCAAGGATTGGATATCGCTTGTCCAACAAGTCATGCCGGGAGCTGAATCCATACTGCATTGCAACTCTCTGGCTGTGTCGATCGGGCCGGGAGGATGGAAGCCGGTGTGGCGTCGCGCGGTGTGGACGGATTTCCAGGCGCGATTTCGCATCTACAACGGCACCTGGATGGGATTCATCACCGAACCCGGCTGGTACGCGCAGTACGGCCGCGGACCCGCGGCTTCGCTCTATCTGGCGCCGATCCCATCTCAAGAAATGCCGATGGAAGTAGATCTCAATATCGTGCCGGGTCCGTTGCTCAACGATGATGACGAAGAGGTCATCCCCTATCCCTGGACCGATGGCATTTGCTACTGGGCTGCGACCTTGGCGTTACTACAACAACAACGCCGCGAGGACGCTGCGGCCATGGCTACGCTGTTCAACAATGATCTGCCGATGATGGCAAGCATCGTCTGCCCACAGCTCGTTCAAAATGTATATGGCGCGACAATGCGGAGCGCGTGATGCCCGATCCGCCAGGAACAGAATGGTTGAAGCAACAAACCCAACGAGCAGTGCAACAGACCAAAGAGATTCCTCTTGGTCCCGTACCGGGACAACGAACGTTACTGCCGCAGTACAATGATCTCGGAGCTACACGACCGTTTGGCCCCGGTGAAAGCGTGAGGATGCCCAATGGAGCCGTCACCAGTGAAGAGTCGGTCACGATCCAGATGCCAGACGGGAAATGGGCCGTCGTACCCGGCCTTTGGCTCGTCAACGGTGTCCCTACCAAGGTGGACGAAGACCAGGCGTTACAACTTGCGACTCAAAGCGGGCTCGACTGGGCCCTTAGTGGTTATTCTTCGTCGGACGAAGCAGACAAATACGCCAACGAACGGGAGATGAATTGGGAGCGTAATGCAGACACGCGCACCCAACCACCGCTTTGGAAACGCAAGGAGCCGCCGACATGAAATGCTGTCCTCACTGCGGTCGACCGTTTCCGCCAGAGCTCATCGTTAGCGGTCCAGTACGTCGGCGCATCATCGAGATTCTCTCGGCTCATCCCGAAGGGCTGATGCGCAGC